CTTACGCAGGTTTAGTTGCTAATAGTTCAAAAGAATGGACAAACTTTAGTCAGTTTTCTGCTTATTTTAAACAAGGAATAAAGATCTACGACCTTATAAATTCTTCTATTAATAACAATGATGTTATTACTTGGGCTCCAGATGCGGCTTCTAATTTATTTCCTGAGATTGCTTATTCGTTGTTAACAAGTTCAAGAATAGGAGCAGGAGAGCTTGTTGGAGCAATTTCTGTTGATTTTAAATCAATGAAAGATGCAGCTAAATTTTGCCAAGCCAATAATTTCTTTTGGGACGGAGTGATTTCTTCTAAATTAAATTTAAGAGATTTTATTTTTGAAAATGCTAGTTATTGTTTGCTAGATTTCACAATTATTGGAGGTAAGTTTAGTCTTAAACCTACAGTTCCTATTAATGGAAGTTTTGAAATAGATAAAAATGGGAAGCCAGATATAAAGTGCTTGTTTACTGATGGCAATGTCAATGACTTACAGGTTGCATTTTTAAATCCAGAAGAAAGACAATTATTTAGAGCAGCGGTTTTATTTAGACATGAAACAGTAAATGGTTTTCCTGAAACAAAATCTGTATTAGTTCAATCCACATTTGGCTCGGTTGCAGATCCTATCGAAACCTTCGATTTATCTGGATTTTGTACTAGTCAAGAACAGGCAATAACTTTTGCTAAATACGCTATTAATTTAAGAAGACTATCTGATCATGGAGTTACATTTAAAACAGCTCCACAATACGTTCAACATTTAAGTCCTGGTGATTATTTTCGTTTAGTTTCGGAGGTGACGCATACAACTCGTTTTAGAAATGGTGCAAAATTAGAAGATGGAACAATTGTTAGTAAAGATGACTTGACTGGTAGTGAGGATGTTTTGTATTGGAAGCCTGGAACGGAAGGCAACATACAACCTTCAACTCTTTCTCAAGCTCCAAATGGTGTTTTGTTTACCGTTAAAAACACAACAACAGAAAACAAAGTTTATAAATGTGAAACTATTTCTTATGGTGAAGATGGGTTGATTGAAGTAGCTGGTAGCTATGCTCCTACTGAAGCAAGTACTGGCTATCTTTCTGTTCTACAGAATTGGGACGTACAGTTTATTGTTAAAGAGGATTAATTAATGGCAACAGCACAACCATTCCCTACCGTTAAACCAACTTCCAGAAGTTATAACCCTGGGACATATCCAAATACCACGTTTGAATCGTTAGATGGTACAAAGACACATCTTCGTTACGGTAATAGAAGAGTTAATGCAACTTTGACTCTAGGGTTCTCAAATATTTCTGATGGACAAGCAGGCTTAATTCTTGATCATTATGACGATGTTAATTCTGTTTGGGATTACGTAAAATTCACAACTGCTGATGGTGCATTAGGGATAAATGATCCAGGTTCAGGTAATTTTTTGACAAAAGAAATTGTTGGTTCTACTGGAACAGGTGTAACAGAAAAAGGTTTAAAATGGAGATATTCTGGGCCTCCAACAGTAACAAGTGTCTTTCCAGGAAGATGTAATGTTAGTTGTAGTTTTGTTGCTTGCCTAGATTCACCGTAGAATAGACTCAATGTTTTAATTTAAGGTCGTGGGTTTTTATTCAGGCAGAGATGGAGAACTGTATGTTGCTGATGTAAAAGCAGCAAAAGTTCAGTCATGGTCTTTCTCTAGCTCAATGGCGGTATTGGAAACAACCTCATTAGGCGATACAGACAGAACACTTGAATCAGGTGTTAGAAGCTATAGCGGAAGTGCAAGACTCTTTTATTACGTTGAGACTCCTGGCTCTGGTGCTAACTCAAACCTAAATGCCTTGTTAACTTCTGCGATTAAGACAGGTGGTTCAGCAGGTGAGGGTGATAACGATCCATCAACACAAGTTGTTTTAAAGCTGCGAATGACAACAGGTTCAACGGATGTTCGAGATATTCAATTCTCTGTGTTTATTACAGGTGTTTCAATGAATAGTGCAGTAGGAGAAGTTGC